CAGCTTACTCCAGTCAGCCGGGGCTATCGTTATGAAGAAAGCCTTGTGTTTACTGCACGAGTATGCTATAATATGGGGTATAGACTTTAACTTTTTAGGGAACATTCACGATGAAATCCAGACAGAAGTCAGACAAGAGAAGGCAGAGGTTTTCGGAGGACTGGCAGCAAGCTGTGTTGAAGCTGCAGGACTCCACTACGAACTCAACTGCCCTCTCGCAGGAGATTACAAAGTCGGAACCAGTTGGGCAGACACCCACTAAACCACACTGCACTACATGTGGTGTCGAACTAACTAAAGATAACTGGGTGCGTTCTTTGTCCGAACGTAACACTAAGAGATGTAAAGAATGTTACAACACAAAAAATAACAAACGTACCAACTCTAACAGGATGTATGTCAACGGTAAATATGTACCCAGTAAACATCCTCTATATAAACCGGGACGATACAAAGGGTTTGAGGAAGCAGCTTTTAGTTCCTTAGAAAACTTTAAGGACAGCACACAAGGCGAGGTGTACGTCCTCACTAACCCGGCGTGGCCTGAATGGGTCAAGGTAGGGATGGCTGTAGACTCAGAGGATAGGATAAAGAACTACCAAACATCCTCACCTTTCAGGGACTACACCATTGTTTATACCTACGAGGTAGATGATAGGAGAGCAGCGGAGTCTGCTGCACATGTAAGACTAGCAAAGGAATGTGACAACATCAACGAGTGGTTCAGGTTGCCACCTCCGATAGCAAACGAACTAATACTGGAAGTGATACATGAGTACTAATAAAACAACGGACACTGTAGTACAGGACATCTACGCACTGATGGAAAGCAAGGACGCTGACCCATCTGTAGATGTGGAGGTAGAGATAGAGAAGTTTGGTGAGAGCGTCAAGGCACTGATGCGTACTGAGTTTGGTCGGAAGAAGCGAGAGGATAACCGCAAGCTACGCTTGTCAAATATTGGCCGCACCGACCGCTACCTCTGGAACCACTACAATGGTACAGCCGGTGAAGAGTTACAGCCCCATACCTACGTCAAGTTTATGTATGGTCACTTGATTGAAGAGATGTTGCTGTTCCTAACCCGTATGGCTGGGCACAGTGTGACTGATGAGCAGAAGGTATGTAATGTTGAAGGAATCGTGGGTCACATGGACTGCAAGATTGACGGTGTTGTTACTGATGTCAAGTCAGCAAGCAGCTTTGGGTTCAAGAAGTTTAAGGATGGTACACTGGCATATGACGATCCCTTTGGTTATATTGATCAGATCAAAGCCTACGCACACTCAGAGGGACAGACAGAGTTTGGATGGCTTGCAATGGACAAGGCCAACGGACACCTGACCTACCTCAAGTATGACCTCACAGACACAGAGGCTCCTGTGTATGAGGCACTCAAGGGTGACATAGTGGACAGGGTGAAGCATGTAAAAAAGCTAGTAGAGCAGCCAGAGCCAGCGGAGTGGTGTTACCAACCTATACCGGACGGCAAATCAGGAAACTCAAAGCTCTCTACTGGTTGCTCTTACTGTCAGTTCAAAGACCACTGCTATCCAAACTTACGGGTCTTCGCCTACTCCTACGGGCCAAAGTACTTAGTAGACGTAGTAAAGGAACCCAAGGTACAGGAGGTCATGCCAGATGAAGAGGGCTTTTAGATCAGGACTTGAGAAGGATTTATCAGAGAAGCTAGATGGACAGTACAAGTTTGAACCGTATGATCTACCGTACACAGTACACAAGAAGTATCTACCGGACTTCGTACACGAGGACAAGGCAATACTGATAGAGTGCAAAGGGTTCTTCAGGGTAGGCGACACGCAGAAGTACACAGCCATTAGAGATTCAATGCCGGAGTGGGAGTTAATCTTTGTGCTGTCAAACCCTAACAAGAAGGTACGCAAGGGTGGCAAGATAACGATGGGAGAGTGGTGTGAGAAGGAAGGGTTCCAGCACTACACCGTAGAGACAGCCAAGGAGATGACACGGTACATCAAAAGGAAGAAAGTATAATGGCTATGACACTAGATGAACTTAAAGAAAAGATGGTGTTACAGTTAGATGAGGAGCTACTGTGTGAGCTGTTGTCTATAACACCAACTGATTTAGTAGAAGCGTTTGAAGGTAGGATAATTAGAAACTTTGACAGAATAGCAGAGGACTTTGAAGATGAGACTCAATGACGCAACACCAGCAGACTGGGATAGAGTACGGAAGCAACACCCAGCAATAGAGAAAAAGACAGGACTAGAGGCGTGGATGAAGGCAGCACATGAGGAAGCTGAACAGATCATGGACAACGTAAACAAGCCCACACACTACAACACTGGCAACATAGAGTGTATTGAAGCTATAGAAGAGTCTATGTCTTCAGTGGCTTTCAAGGGCTACCTCAAGGGCAACTGCATGAAGTATTTGTGGCGCTATGACTACAAAGGCAAGCAGGTAGAAGACCTACAGAAAGCTGGCTGGTACTTACAGAAGCTAACTGCAATGGTAACAGAGGAGAACAGCTAGTGGACAGAAAACCAGTGTTTGAGTTTATACACTACCCTGAGTTCGGAGAAGCAGAGAGAATATCTCCAGCAGTCAAGATAGTCTATACGATATATAGTGACGGTCAAACAGTACATGACATGAGAGAGCAGTTTGATTACTTCTTAAAAGCATGCTCCTACCACATACCGCTAGATGAGGAAGAATAATGGATCAGTACCAGCAGTTTATACACAAGAGCCGCTACGCACGTTGGCTACCTGAACAGAAGCGCAGAGAGACTTGGCACGAGACAGTCAACCGTTACGTAGACTTCTGGAAAGACCGTGGACAGATAGACGAGAAGACAGCGTTAAAGTTATTTAACTCTATACACAACATGGAAGTTATGCCTAGCATGCGCTGTATGATGACAGCAGGCGAAGCACTGGCAAAGGATAACGTAGCTGGATTTAATTGTAGTTACTTAGCCATTGACTCACCGCGTAGCTTTGACGAGCTGATGTATGTCTTGATGTGTGGTACAGGCGTAGGCTTCAGCGTAGAGCGTAACTTCATTACCAAGCTGCCAGAGGTTGCAGAGACCTTCCACAAGACTGACAGTGTTATTGTTGTTAGTGACAGCAAGATAGGCTGGGC